CGAAAAGGGAAAAGCTCGGTCCCATCCACTGACATCTAACATGCCCCAGAAGTCCCTCCAGGAATTAGTTATCATTTTGTGAAACCCTCCTTCATGTAGGTTTATTCCATATCGAATCCACCCTGGTTGATGTTCCGACATGTATTTATTTTGATTACCCCACAAAAAGTGGTGTTCCACAACAAGCTCCATTGACTCTAAAACAAAAGTTCTTATTTTATCTTCCAGTATTTCACTATTTGGGAGAAACTCACGTTTTCCTGAAACTGAGTAGGGGGGGTACTTACGCACCCCTTCCACGCATTCTCGATACGCTTCCCAGAATATACTAGATTGAAGAACTTCTTCTTTAGTATCAAAACCAAAATACTTCCACCATAAAGCTGGCTTAGCATCTTTCGTAAATTCTGGTTCCAAACAAGGCCCCTGAACTAGGCACGCTCGAAGCTGCCTATATGTTAAATCCATGGCCCTGTCCATTTTCCTTTGATCCCACGAAAGTTTAGGTTTTGTTAAGAGTTTGTTTAATGATTTCCAAACATTCTTTTTATTTGCATTTGTTCCATCAAAATTGGGCCTTTCCAGGCTTCGAAATTGTAGGAATTCGTCCATAATAATTGATTGATGATGAGAAGGTACGGACGTCTCAGACAATGGTGTCGAATGCATAGTAGTATAAATTGTTAATGCATCACAATACCTCGCTGAGATAGGCTCCCTTCTCATAGAGGGTCCGGGAACCCTATCAAGGTCCCGGACTACGATCCGTTTCCCAGGATCTTTTCTAGGAAAGCTTGAGTGAAGGGTATTGCCTTGTTACAGGAAACATCGCCAATGTAGTGTAGTCCCACACATCGGTCTCCCTCATACAAACCATTCCCACAATCTCCTGGGATGGTAGACATATCATGACGAATTTGTCCCTCTGTCAACATAGCATTTGTTGTCATGCTATAAGATATAACAGGGTCATCTCCCCACTTATCAATTCCACGAATCGTGCAAGCAAATCTCTTTTTGGGTGTTGCGCCCAATGTGGTCATAGCATAAGTTGAACTTAAATTCAACTCTTTTGAGCCATCCACAAAGCAATAGGCCGTTTCTCTATCAAATTGCCATTCTGGGACCTTTCTCTGAATTATCTCAGGGTTTTTATCCGTCCCAGGAATTCTAACAACTAAATGAGCTTCCGGCCAGCGTTCAACATCCCATTTAGGAGTAACGAGAACCGCACGGGTTTTTCCCCCACTACTAACTTTACCATACACCGCATTAAACACACGGGCTGATTCGTCTTTCGACTCAAACATGGGCACTGATGAAGTCTTTTGAACTCCTAACATTGTGCATCTCGGATAAGTTTGCTTTCCTTCATGTTTTTCAGTCGTTGGTGGTTTGGGAATATTTTCATGCTTTTCTTTCTTTTCCTTGACTTCTTCCTCCTTAAATTGGGAAGGCAACGAATTTGCCTTATTTAGCTTCTCATCAGCTATATATCCCTCATGTTTCTTCTTGAAAAGCTCAGCTCTCTTCTTCTTCGAAATATACTCTCTTTCTAAACCTATTTCTTTGTCAATCTTTTCGAAGACTCCTTTAGGTCCAGGGTTGTATTTTCCTTCATGAACAGGCTTATTGCCTTTTCGAATTTCCCGAAGTCTTTTCTTTGCTTCGTCATAAGAAATATTATGTTGATCAGCATAATCCCGAATATGTTGCAGATTTCCACCAATTTGAGCACTGGTGGTATCCTTTGGTTTCTCCTTTTCTTTTTCTGATTCTTTTTCTCGTGGATCTATTTTGCCTTTGGTAATAAAATCACTTAATTCTTTATCGGTATAACCCTTTTCTAAAATTTTGTATCTATTATCATCAACTTTTTCCACTTTTTCCGACTCTTTTTTTTCAGGTTTTTCCAAAGTCTCAAAATTCTCCAAGCGTCCTTTAAGAACTCTTGAATACCTTTCGTCTGCCCCACTCGAGAATAATTGATTTCCCATATTCAACATGGCATCTATTCCCTCGTTGTAAGCCGTTGCATACTCCTCAGTAGACTTAATAATAGGCATTGACATGCCTTTATACTTAACTGATCTTCTGAGTTTCTGCGATCGAATCCATGTATTCATTAAATGATTTGTTTACTGGAACATCCTTTTCTAAGATATATTGTAATATTCTTAGTAATTCTGGATGTTTTTCTTGGTTGTGTGCAACCATCTCCATTTTCACATAATCCATACCCTTTCCTTCTTTTGTGTAATCACAAATTGGGCACTTACATTTCCACGGATTTTGAACGTTTCCCGTCTTAAAACAACGATTTAATCGAGGCCAATCAATCGTTTCCAACTGCTTCATTTCTGGAGCTTTATTTAGAAGTTGAGTATAATAATCTTTGTATTCTGGTGATCTCTCCCCATGTTGCTCACGGAGTTCAGATAATTTATTCCAGTCATCTTGTGTCACATTTGAGACATCAAATTTTCCTTGTGCCTTTTCTTTTTGTGTACGCGCGATATTATACTTCCCAACTCCCTCATGATCCCCTTCATGTTCATCAGTTGGCCTAAAATAAGCGAATGCTGCACCAAGAATTGCTCCTATTGCTACGCTTGTTAAAGCTATAATCAATTCCTTATTTTCAGCAACTCCTGTTTTAATTTTTGCCCATAGAGTTAACATCTTCTCTTCAAAATCTGCTCCTTCATCTGGGCGACCCAATTTAGAACGGGTCAATTTATGCTCGTATTCGCAAGTTTGCTTGTTACACTTTCCCGTTTCCCAGTGAGTACGACAAGCATCATCAGGTCTTTTAATTTCGACGACAGATGATATCCATTGTAAACTTTTGGCGAGTCCCAAAACTTCGGATGCATCTTTTATCAATCCACCCAGCATCAATATAGTGCCTACTAATCCAACAATTTTAATTAATTTGTCGGTTAAAGTGAACCTTCCTTCATGCAATTCCCCAAAGTAATTTAAACCCGAATTTCGAATCCAAAAATATGCTATTGCTCCCGATACAGTTAAAAGGGCCATTGAAGTCCCTGCAATAGCTATCCATTTGAGAATTGAGATCTTTTTAATCTCATGACCAAATATTTTAATTTCTTCTTGTAAATCTG